GTTTATTAGGTCGCCTTAGAAAGCGCCATACCCATTTACCTTTACTTGCTGCTGCTATTAACCTCTCATAGTTTTTACCCTCGTTAGGATATTTATATACTGAGCTGTTATGAAAGCGTATGATAAGGTCTTTGCCTCGTTGTGCTACTGCGCTTACATTACTAGAGTAAACCCATTCAAAACCATTACGTTCTAACTTTGCAATACTTGTATCACTATGTAATATACGTTGATACTCTCGTTTCTCTTGTACTACATGAGCCATCTAACCACCTACCTATTCTTCTTGGTCTTCAGGCGGTGTAACTATATCATTTTGTGGCTCTGTTGCGCCATCTTGATTTTGGTCTACTTCTATGATTACTACACCCTCAGTTACTAACAATTCGTTAATGTCTAAGTTTTCAGCTTGTAATGCGCTTAATTCTCCTTGTGATATGCTGTCTACACCTTTTTCTAGTTTAAGCCTAGCAGATATAGCAAGTTGCTCACGAGTTGTTTTATCATCATGCACATATTTCACACCTGATAATATATCCCATGATGAGCCTAAACCTAGTTGAACTTCAGTTGTTCTATCTTTTCTTGACTTAATAATGTAATCGTTAAACGTAACTATTAAATCGAAATTATCTAATTTACCTACTGAGTAAACACCACTCTTTGATACTGTCATGCCTTTTGTCATAAGTCTAAACTCTAATGCTATTGTTAAGAACTCTTGTAAGAACTCAGTCCATAATTCAATTTTTTTACCACGAGTACGGATTGATACTTTCTCACGTTCTTGTTGTGATTCAGCACTAGCATCTATTGCTTCTAAGCCTGTGATACCTACTGTTAGTGGGCTTAGTCCTGCATTGTTTAATATTTGTGTTACCCATATTTTATAAGACTCTATATGCTTTTCGGTTCGTAAATCACCTTGTTCATATTGTATCTTTTGTTTATCCATGTTTTCACTTGGACTATCTGCGAATAGTATATGATCCTTTTTAAACTCATCAGGTGAACTGTATTTACCTGTGCTTAAACTCTTTAACATATATTCTTCAGGGAAGTATCTATTTAACTTACCATCTCTAAACTCTTGAATCCAAGTTGATATAATTTCATCTACTGCATCAAACCCACCATACGAACCTGCATAATCACTCTCACCTATTGTGCTATATCTAAATTCACTATTAGGTAGTTTGTTAGGTTTGTATAATGATAATCGTTTCATATAACCGTTAAACTCAAATCGTTTCAAGTCTGCTGTTTGTTCTAATTCACTTAGTGGTACATCTATCCATTTACCACCCTTGCTATTTTGCCCTGACTTAGCGAATTGCAACTGCTCTAACTTATAATCTATATAAGCACCTTTCGTTTTGTCAACGCCATATATCTCGTTTAGTCTATATTTCTCATTACCTTTTTCATAGTACACATAGAATATATCTTCAATCACTCTACCTGATATAACTTTGCTTGTATAGTTTTCAGGTTGCCACGCTTCTATGATAGGGTATTCTGTTAGTGATGGATTCCATGATAGTTTCCAAGCTACTCCACCTGCCCACGATTCAGTTTCTATTGATTTACCGAATAACATAGCTTTGAAGTTATTGTCTTCTAGCATATCATCTAAATCTTCTTGTAACTCTACTTCGTTTTTACCCTCTACTTTTATGCTATAACCGTTTCCAGTTATTAGGTCAGTCATCTTCTCACATATCAGTTGTGGGAAGCCACTATGTATTCTTCTTATATCGAAGTTAGCATTACCCCAAAAGTAATTAGTACTCTCACTAGGCTCTCCACTACGAAGAAATGTGGGTGCTTCTTTACGATAGAAGTAAGCTATGTCCTGCTCTATACCACTATACCATACGCTGTTTTCTAACATTCTGCGTGTCATGTGTTTATCATTAAAGTTATTGTCCATACTTACTAATAAATGGTTATATTGCATTTCGTTGCCAACTCCTTTCCTATATCGATCAATACGTTTATCTATTGCTTTGTTTACCCATGTTGCTGGGTTTATTGCGTTTAGTAGTTTCACTTCAAACCTCCTAACTGCGAGTGTTTATCATTATCTTAGCTGTATAAGGAGCTTGTCCGTATTCAACTGAATCCACTCTATCTTTATGTATATGTTTCTTAAAACTTCTTACATCAGTCCTAGAATTGTTATTATAAAATGCCTTAGTAAAACTCTCATATATAGGTTCAGTCTTTTGTGTGAATAACAATCTACCTTGTGATAATTGAGTTATACCCCAATCGCATCTATCTTTAATTGTATATTTATATGCCTTATAACAACGTAAACCGAAATCTCGTTTAAGTCTACTATCCATTGTTAATCGCATTATCTTATTAGCTGCATCTATGAAATCACCTTTAATATACATTGAGTATCTACTGTAATACGGTGTAAACCATTTAACAAAGTTATCCCATATCTGATCGTGGTTAGCATCATTAAACTCTAAGAAGTCTACTACTATGTGATGTCTGAACCCTCGACTAAATACATTTAATGTAAATACGTTGTTATCTGTACCACCTACATCTTGGCCGATTGTGATTGTTTCTAAACCTAACTTATCTAGTAATGCCATATCTTCTTTATCACCACTAAGCATATCAAGTTTGATAATGTTTTTCTCTCTTGACATATAGTCTGCGTATATAACTCCCTCACGAATACCTCTTATACCTAGTATCTTAGTTAACCATTGATACGAGCCTTTAGGTGTATTGTCTATGAGTTTAGTTCTATCTTCCATTGACATAGTAGGGTTATCATCAAATATAAAAAAGTAGTAAACAAAATCTTCGCTCTCATTACTACGTTCTAATTCTTTCATTGTTTCAGGTGGCACTTGATGTTGCCATTTACCTGTTGGCCTACCCTTGTTTAAGTGGTCTACATATACTGGTGTATCAGGATCACCACCATTTGATGTAGCATATAAAAACCCACCATTTCTAAATACTCTAATAAATAGCTCACTTATAAAGTCATTGTCAGCTATATTGATTTCTTCTATGTTAAAGCCATATATAGTTAATCCTAATATATCACTCCATCTTTTCTTATTATCATAACCTGCTAAGTATATTATCTTATTCGGTTTAACCCCTTGCATATCTATAATTATCTTTGCTCCACCTTGTCCTGCATTAGTGTAATTGCATATAGGTTTGAATATGTTATAGAATGAATCAGGGTTCTGTATATACATCTTCTCTAATACTGGTAATGATTTCCCACCTAAGAAGAATTGTGTTTGTGTATCAGGTGTTTCCATTATGCGTAATATAAACGCTATACCAAATATGAAACTCTTTGATGAGTTAGTAACACCATTCAGCCTTCACCAAATATTACCTGATGTCTATCTTTGATTAAATCTTTATGTTTTTCTAAAAGGACTACTTGGTCTAGTGTCATTGTACCACCTCCCATGTATAACCATAAGAAGTTGAACCTTTTAAACCTTTACACCTTATATTCTCTGCGATAGTTTTTATCTTACTATCTAGGTTATTGTTTTTTTTAATCCACCTTGCAGCATCTTTAACAGAATAAAACTCTATCCCTGTTTCAATACAAATTGTTTTTTTACCTCGCCTTATACCTGCTTCTAATCTGTTTTCTTCTGCTGTTACGATATACACATTTCCAGGTTCATAGTTTCCTAGATCACCTTTGCGTGATATATGGCAACCATCATACCAATAGTTATCAATACAGTAATAAAGGAATGTTCTAAAATCATGCCACTCTTTACATACCGCAACTCCTTTAGCTCCATACGTTTTATAAGACTTACTAGACTTTGTATAACATCTAGCCATCATATTTGCGTGAGCTTGTCTTAATTTATTCTTTACGCTTAACTGTTTCATACAGTACCACCTTTCTTCGATTATCATAACTTATCTACAAACTTGCTTAATAAACTGTTAAATGCTTTTATCTCTACATTACCTGTTATATCTATTTTATCTCCCCATTTATGAGGTGCTAAATTCTTCAATGAAAATATCAATGCTGTTGTATTACCTTTTAATGCTTGTTGGAATAATGATTCTTCTAACTTAGCAACTAATGTTTCCTTAGTATATTTTAACGCTTCCGTTAATTCCTTATGGTTGTTTTTATAATCATTCCACGCTGTATGCCCTATACCAAGCCGTTTATGTATATCTTCTTCCTTGTGTCCATCTATACGCATAGACTTAACTAATGCTATATACGGTTTAACATGGGTATCATACTTACTTTTTCTACCTGCTGCCATTGATTCCACCTCTTTTTCGCACCGAGTATGTGCAATATCTCATACTTATAGAGTGTATGATGTACTTATTCACTTATAGAATAGCATAAAATCGCTATTTGTCAACACTTCCGTTATTCTGCATAATAAAACGCCCACCATT